GTCTGTTATACATATTTCCAACGCGAAGATTCTCTATAAATGCATTGTGATTAATTTTTAAATCTTCTATATATTGATCAGTTGGCATACCTGAAACATTGAATTCCCGTCTCGATTCAAAATCTCCAACTTTAAAATTTTCTTTTGTTTTTTTAGTAAAAATTGAAGTTCCGGTATCTAACGACTGTTCATCTTTTGACATGTAAACAACACCGGCCAGCTCTGAATCATCACTATGTATCCATCCGTGATTAACTGCTGGATCTGCATATGCTTGGTTAATATGAAATCTAACGTCTATCGATAACTTGTATATTCCTGGAAAAACTTCATCGCATATTTTTTGAGCAAAAAATAATGCAAAGTTTTTTATGATAGGATCAGTTGATTCTAACAAATTATTAGTACGCACCCCGGGAAATGCTACAGATTTGTTGTAAGATTGAGAATCAAACAGGGGCAATACCTTATTGGGATTTTTAAAGAAATCATTTTTACAAACTATTGTGTTTTTATACGGATGCATATTTTAAAAAGCCCAAGTGACAAAACTATTTCTAACACCCTTAGTGACTTTTTCCACACGATGAGGATACAGATAATTTGATGGAAATACTAAAATATCTCCTTTTTTTAATTTCATATCTGTGTCTTTGAACATGATAAATTCACCGCCATTAAATGTATCATTGAGTAATCCAACTACTGACACAGATGGAATACTTTTATTGCCTTTTCCAAATAATTCATGTATATGATCGTGGTGGGCTTCAACTAGCGTATGCATTTTGCATCGATTAAATCTAATTGGAGTACAGGTTGTTACTCCGGTTTCAGAGTCGTATCCATCAAAACTGTTGTTTTTATTAATATATGCGTTATATAGTTTCATAACTTTTTCAACATACGGCATTAATTTTAAACTTAAATGCTCTTCAGCGTCTAAAAATTCAAATTCAGTTGATGGAAAATGTGCGGCAGTGGGACGTTTAAACCCGGGATGGTAGGAATGTTTGCCCCAAGTATGATTGTTTGAAATTTCTTCCACAAGCTCATCGCAAAATTCCGTAGGTACTACGTTTTCTACCAAGATAAAATCAGTTAATTTTTCCATGTTGTCACCATGTCCAACTTACAAAACTGTTTCGAACACCTTTAGTAACTTTTTCTACCCTGTGTGGAAACATAAAAACTGAAGGAAATATCATAATGTCGCCTTTCTTGAGTACAACTTCGTGATTTTCAAAAAATATAAATTTTCCGCCTTCGTAATTGTCGTTTAACAATCCAACAATTGAAAGTATAGGAATACCTTTACGCTCACCATCGAATAAACTGTGTATATGATCGTGATGTGCTCGCATGGCAGTGTGTATGGTATATCTATTAAATCTAACCGGACATGCAATGTGTAGTCCACAACTAGATACAAATGCATCAAAACTGTTGTTTGTTCTAATAATATCTTGGTAATCTTTCAATGCCTCCCCCATCAGCGGATATAATATCTCGTTTTGATCAGGATGCGACTCTGCTACTTCTAACTCCATTGACGGGAAAGTAGGCCTTTCGTGTATGACACCGTAGTTTTGCCATTGATGTCTAGTCCAAGAGTTTCTCGAAAGATCCTTAGTCATGAGATCGCATGTTTCAGCTGGTATGCAATTTTTTACAAAAATATAATCTTTGATATTTTCTAACATTTTAATAATCAATTCCTATAGATATACCAGCTCTTGGACCCAGCGGCAACACATCATGAAACATAAACCTAGGAATATAAATTAAATCGTTTGGAGATAATTCATATTCACAAGTTGTTGCACCTTGTTCAACCTTCCATAAGGTATTGCCCTGCACTTGCCAAAAAAATACATCTGATGTATCACTGTGCCTTCCAAATGTAGCAGATATTTCCAACAAAGAAACATAACAATGTGCTGTGCAAGGACGATCTGTAATTTTTTTAATTTCAGTTAATAAGCTGTTTACTGACAACATCCTTTCAGCATCAAAAAATACAAATCCAAGATTATCTAACATTTTCATCTTGGATTTAGAAACAACTGTTTGATTTAAATTTTCTAAGATTTCGCCCCAGGTAGGAGCAGTTAAGTCAAGATTTCTAAAAACAAAATGTTTATTATTTTGTTTACTATTAATAAAATCTTGATTGGTTAAAAAATTAAACAGTTGGTTCGTCATCTTCAAGAACTGCCCAGACATCGCCTTCTGGCATTCCGTAGAGGCTATCGTCTCCAATTTTTATCTCGCTGCCAGCATACGGGTGAAACAATATCTTTTCTCCTACCTTCAATGTTGTTGGAATAAACACTCCAGTTTTTTCAGCATGTTTCCCAGGACCAACTGCTAGAATGGTTCCTTTAGTGACCTGCTCAGTGGCAATGTCGGGAATAACAATCCCACCCATTGTTACAGTTTCTGGCGCATCTTTTTTCACAATAATTCGGTCATGTATTGGTTTTAAAATCATGATTTACTCCTTGTTACCACTATTTATAAACCACAAATAACTTGCTTGATAAAACAGGCTAATAAATAATTTATATGCAATCACTAATCTTTCCAGTCAAAATTGACACATACGACTTATCACAGGAACCGGAATGGAACAATCTCAAACAACTGATTCTTCAAAGCGAAAGTTTGACTAAACCACACGGGCTTGTGAATAATGCAAAAAGTTCTTACGGAACTGACATGACTCCAATTTTGAGTCATTTCAGTGTTAGAAAATTAAGATTAAAAATTGAAAATCTAGTAAAAGAAATGGCAATACAATTACAAATGCCTCCCATAGTCATAACAAACAGCTGGTTCAATATTATGGGCCAGGGAGATCGTGTGAAAGCGCATAGACATGAAGTGAGTGTGATATCGGGAGCATTGTATGTGGAAGCTCCTCCTGGATCTGTTGGGTTGAGTTTTCACAGCCCTTTGGCTCAATGCAGAATGTCTGAAGTATTATTGGGATCAAACGAGTATAATACAAATTTTCACTCTGTGGAATGTAAGGAAGGTCAGCTGATATTGTTCCCCAGCTGGCTTGAACACAGCACTGAAATTAATAAAAGTGATCGAAGAGTGGTAGTGAGTTTTAATTCAGAATACGGGCCAGCTGATGCAGTTAGTAAAGTATATAATCAGTGGAGACTAAGTTCTCATAAATCATGACAAGACAGATTATTCATAACTTTTTATCAAGAACTGATTTNNTAGCAGTTAAAAATCAAATATTAAACGAATCATTTCCGTGGACTATACATGATAAAAGTGATCCCGGGGGTATAATGTGTGATGAGCGATTTAATTTGCAATTTGTTCATGTTTTCTATCATAGTCCAGTTACTATTAGCAAATACATCAATATACTAGATCCAATTTTTAAAAAATTGCCTCATCAAATGGTAATAAGAGTCAAAGCAAACATTACCGGCTGTACTGATACTGCTCAAACTTACGGATATCATATTGACATAAATGAAGATTTGGCCAAACTTTCAAAAACTGCAATATTCTATCTCAATACAACCAACGGATTTACACAATTTGAAGATGACGGCCAACAAGTGCCCAGCATAGAAAATAGTTTGGTAATTTTTAACTCTTTGGACAGGCATAGCGGAACAAGCTGTACTGACCATAAATATCGGGCTGTTATCAATTTTAATTTTATATGAATTTAAACTTATAAATACAGTTATGCAAGTTTTTGGAGATTACTCATGTTATTAGAATTTACAGTTGAATTACCAGACGGATCCAGCTTTATGGAGAAAGTTGAAGCGGCCAGCGAAGCAGAAGGTATAGTGCTTCTTGAAACAAAATATGTGGAAGGCTGTTGCCCGTATCCATGCAAGGTTGTGTTTGTACCGCCGTCTGCATAAATTATATTAAATCTACTAGATCGAACACTGTTTGAAGTTTAGTACGAATAGTTTTATTTGTAAAACTATTGCGGAGCCCCTGGTGTAATGGCTTAGGGGCTCTGTCTATTGTGACCCATGCCCACCCATCATGTTCATCGCTCAGTATTGGAACAAACTCCGCATCTATAACACACAAGTAGGTGTGGAAATTAAACACAGTGTCATTTGATACAAAGGTTTCTAACGGAATTGTTTTTAAGATTGCAGGAATAGCGCCAATTTCTTCGGCAATTTCACGTTGCAACCCTTGCCAAGGAGTTTCACCTGATATGTTGGTACCGCCTACCAGTCCCCAAGTACCTGCATGTTTGCCGTGGCTTTTTTGTAGCAGTAAAAACCTTCCAGTTTTTTTAGCATAAAATAAAGCACCGCTACAGGTAATTTGTTCTTTTAGAGTATTATTTTCCATTGGCCCGGATTGTATTCACCTTCAAAGCTCTTTACCCATTGAACCCCGTTCCACAAGTATTGAACTCCAGTGTATATATTCGTTTGCCACACAAGGGAGTCAGTATTCTGAGTGTGATTAAATATCACATTCCACTTGACCCCAGTCCACTCTATAATATCGTTGGCCAATGCAACCAACTCTGAATTGTCAGTGCCTTTCCAACCGTCTGCTCCGTCCACATTGTCAACATCACCAATATCTTCTATGATAAGGTAGCGTGTGCCTGGGCGAACAGTTTGATCAGCGTCCTGATTCAATGGACGTTTGGGATTATAAGTTAAAGGATTAATGATAGCATCAAACGTGCCAGGAGAACCTTGATTAGCTGTACCGTTTCTATAACTGGGAATAACATATCCTACAGATCCTTCTTTAAGCCCTGCACTGTCAATGTCAGTGTCAGATACCAGTGTGTCTGGATTCCAATTGATTTGTAAAATAGAATTATCTAAACTATTGATAGCAACAGTTCCAACTACTTGCGTGCCGTTGGGTTGTGTGAGGTAAATTTGACTTGAACCAGCATGATACTGTCCTGGGTATTGATCAAATAACTCTTGCCAATGCAACGCTGTGCCTTGCCTAACTGGAATTTCCAGTGTNATTTCGCTGGGAACTATATTTTCATTTTTCCCCAGCAGTATTGCTTGACTGTTGTAAACTGCAATATGGTAATTCTGTATACTACTCACAGTTGTTGACAACAAATCAGTAAATGATGTTGTGGAAGTCATTGGATCAGAACCTAAGCCTTCTACATAACTATCACTAGTGGTGGCATTCTTGTACATACTGGTGATAATTTTTGTAATAACTCCAAGATGTTTGACCTTAACCGGAGGACTAATCCAAATAGGAGTTTCCACAGTGAGAGTAGCAACATCAATGGGATCTCCTGCTGACTGAGTTCCAACTGGAACTTGNCTACTGCTCCATGAAATATCAGTTAGGTTAAGCACACTCAAGCTGGTCCAGTCAATATAGTTGTCAGTTGTTTGCAATTCCAAACTGGGATTAAACAACACCAATATTTGTTCAAGTATTTGTAATTTTTGGTCAGTGTTTGCACTCCAAATATCNATTTTTAACTTTAATAAAAATGGAGTAGGCATCAATCGTTCAACAGTATAGTTACGTCCTTGCCCTTGAGTGTAATAATCACCTGCAACTTCTCGCTCACGAACATTAACCTTGCTGACAAATGTCTGATCGGACACTCTGTCTCTATCTAAGCTGAGACTAGAAACATACACACTGATGCGTGGCACACTGTTGATTTTGTTTTCACTGTTGTTGCGAATAATACTGGCCACTTGNCTGTCAGCATCACCATACATGACTGGAATTCTACGCAAGGAACCGTCGCCGTATTTGACCACAAAATTGCTCAACACACGAACAGTTTGTGTGATATATCTTCTTATCTGACCATCGTAGAAATGTTGCATTATAAATCTGCCCTGGGTTTAAGAACTTTACTGAGACTTTGTTTTGCACTTTCTCTGTTGTTGCACAACAAGATACTCCACTGCCCAGGATATGGTAACTTGTCTGGAGCGGGCAAAGTAATACGTATCATACCGTTGTTGTCTGTGATAATGCCAACATTGTCAGCAGTCACATAACTCAGCTGAGTAGTTGACTGTTTGAATACAACATATGCGGCTAAATTATTGCCCGCATATTCCATTGTTGTATTAATTATGCTAACACCCACATCAATTTCCACTTGACTGTATGTTTTAAAGCTGGAAATTAATGCATCATTATAAACATAATCGTTATTGTTAATGAATCCTGTTTTCAGTGTTTGTCTAGAGTCGTTGTTGGTCATGTTCATACGAACGCCGTCTTCCACAGCAATCCACGCACTTTGTTGTCCGTCAAAGCGGAACAATCTGTTAGGAAAAAAGTCTGTTCTCAAAAAGAAATCATCTGCCAGGGGTTCACTTGGAAACTGAATGCCAAATCCAAAGTCATAACCGTTGACTGGAAATCCATCACCTAACAAATAACCTGTATAACCACTGCGTTTTGGCACTGCGGCCACAGCACTGCTATTGACATTGGAGTCATTACTGGCTAATAACGTAGCTTCATCTGCGGTGTTTAAAACAGGTTTGCCCAACTCATCCACAGCCAGTGTGTAAAACTGACGGGTTTCGAAACCGCTTTTAGGCGCATCTGCTTCTGCTTGTGCAATCACTTGATTGTTAATGGCAATTTCTTTGTTGTAAGTGCTTAACAAATCTTTCAAAGTCATGTCACTTGGCAAGCCATCAGCATTTACAGCTGGCTTGTTGAGAATATCAGCAAATTGCTGGCTATCAGTAATCTTCTTGAGTTTTAATCTGTACAAATGTGGGAACCAAGTTACACTAAATCCTTCACTGGCACGACCCACATCTTCAATAACATAATAGCGTGGCAAACTGATGTCAAAATCATTAAGTGCAAAATCATCACGCAAATGTGGCAATTCCAGCACATCACCGCCAATGGGTTTGCGCCCTATGTACTTGATAAAATCGTTGATATGCACAGTCATAAACAACGTGTCATTGTCTATGAACAGGCCAAACTGACTTAGGTTAAAATCTATGTTTTGTACGTTGTATAACCCTCGAATTTTGTAAATTTCGCTGTCGTATTTTCTATCCCTATTTTCTAAAAACAGCAAATCTTGTATATTTGACACATTGTAGGAATCAATTGTGGGCTGATCCTGGGTTCCGTTAGCATTCAGTTCTGGACCCATGTATTTGTGCAGATACACGTCGGTACCGCCAACTTGAAACATCTCGCTGGCTTGTCGGTCAATGAACTTGTAGT